GCGCCTGAACCCGCGATCCCCCTCCATGTCGGCGACCTTTTGGTCGCGCTCCATCTTACCCATCATCAACGCTTGCGACAGCTTCCCCGCATACGGGTTGCCCTGCAAATTGCCGAGTGCGGCAATGCCGCCTTCGTATCCGCCGGCCGTTCCTTGTGCCTGTCCGGTATCAGGATTGACCCACGGCTTTGCGTTCATACCCTGAGCCATCGCGGCAGGGGCTTCGGCTTGCTGTTGACGGTCGAGCGCCTGTGCGTCTGCATCGCCCTTCATCGCCATGCCCATTAGGGCTTGCTGTAGGACCGTGGCAAGACCGCCCGCCTGTGAGCCGTTGTTATAGTTCCCACGCGATAGGAGCGCGGCTAGGCGTGAGCCTTGCCCGCCTGTGAAGCGGTCGCCAAGCATACCGGGGGGATAGCCGTAACCTTCAGGCATCTAAGCGGCCTCCAGCATTTCATAGTTGACCATATCGAAGCCGCCCATCTTGGCGACGGCGTGCGGGAATTTCTCGCGCACCTCTTCGGCCATGTAACCAATGTGATCGCCGCCCCATACGTAATTGAAGCGATATAGGCCAAGGCCGTTCGGCATGTCCGCGATATATTCAATGTCGGTTTTCAGTTTGCGATCCGACCATTTGTAGGCCGCGCCGAAAGCGCCCTGCCCAAGCAAACCGTATAGCCCCTGCGTCTGGGCGATGTTCGCTTGGTTCTGCATGTTCGCCGCGTTCTGTGCGCCCGTGTAATTGGCGTATGTCATCCCGGCAACGTCGGGCGATGCGATCTGAGACTGAGGCGCGTTGACGAAGGACGGCGATTGTACCTGCGAACCCGAAAGCATGGCCGCGAGTTCGTTCAACGGGATCTGGCGCTGTTGCACCATCTCGTTGATCTGCTGATTTCGCCCGCCCGTCTCCAAGCCGTACTGCTGCGCGGCCTGCGATAGACCCTGCGACGTGATGCCCAAGCGTAGGTCGTTCTGCTTGCGGTTGATCTCGTCAATGGCGGTTTGATAAGCCTGCGAACCGGGATCGGTGATGCCCTGGTTTGCGAGCGACGTGATAAGGGCGTTACGGTCCTTATCGATTTGAGGCTGTAGCCTGTCGTAGAGCGCGTTTTCAACATTCGTCCGGTAGCTGTCGTTGAATTGCGGCATATTGCCGAGCGACGAGAAATCGAGCGGCTGCGATAGCGTGTTGCTTACCGAATTAAGCTGCGTGTTTGCGGTCTGGCCGTACTTCTGCGCGGCCTGATTGGTCAGGTCGTAGAGTTGCTGTTGCTCCGGGCTGAATGTCTGCGTGGCCGAATATTGCGGCGTTCCGTCCGAAGCCGTCCCGCGCTGCGTGTATTCCAAGGAGCCTTGCGGGGTGTACTGGTTCACCATGTTTAGGTGAGCCTGCGCGACGGCCGTTTCCTTGTTGGCTGCGGCCTGTGCGGCGGCTGTTGCGGCCGGATCTGGCGCTGCGGGTGCGGAGGCTGATTTCTTGCCCATGCTCTATGCCTTGTATAAGCGTTGATAGTCGGGGAGTAGCATCCGGCAGACGACGCCGTGGCGCTTAGGCCCGAATTGATGCGCGAGAATTGCCTCGCGTTTGAAACCGATGTGGTAGTTGACCTTCAAGGCCGCCTGGTTCTCGTAAGGCGTTCCGGTCCACAACTTGAAGCAATTCAACTGTTCAAACGGGTAATGAAGTAACCCGGCGATGATCGAGCGCCGCGCCCACATCGGGTTGTCTGCGGCCATGCTCAATTGAATGGTGCGGTGGTCAGCTTGAAAATCGTGATAGACGATCCCGGCCAGAATCTTAGAGCCAGAGACGACGCCAATTGCCGTGCAGGGTCCGAACGTTCCGCCACGAACATGCGGGATTCTATCCGCTACCCATTTCGCTAAAGCGTCGTCAAAACCGAAGGCGAGTTCCGGCATTAGGCCAGGAGCCTTTGCGCCAATGGATTGCTTGTACCGTCAAGAGCCTCACCGACGCCAACCGCGCCTTGGTTGGCGCCCGAGAGATTGCCGACATTCGCGCCGACCTGTCCGCCCAGGAACGAACCGACCATGCCAGCCGCAGGACCGGCAAAGCCCGCCATCGCACCAAGTCCCGTACCGATCGCCTGGCCTTGGCCATACCCACCGAGAAATCCGCCGAGGCCGGAACCGATGGCCGTTCCGACTGGTCCGAACACGGAACCAAGAGCGCCGCCAAGCATGGAACCCGTCATGCCGCCCGCGCTGAAACTGCCTCCGTTAGCACCGCCGCCGAACGACCAGCCGTTACCGTTCCACTGGCCCGAATTGTCCCATCCCGCCGCGGACCCGTCGTTCCAAGAGCCATCCCCGGACCCGAAGGAACCCGAGCCGAACGAGCCGCCTTCGCCGTTGCCGCCGCCGCCCTGATCGCCCCAATCGCCGGACCAGCCTCCGTCGCCGCCCGAGTCTCCGCCACCGCCCCAATCCCCACCGCCGCCGCCGTCACCACCATCATCAAAAGCAAGTATCCCGGTATTCGGATTGATGCGCCCGCCGTTCGTGACGCGATCAAGCAACGCAGCCTCTTGCGGATTGATATGGGCAAGCATCGTGTCGCCGTTCTGCCCCATTTCAGCGAGCGAACGCGCAATAGGGCCGATCTTCTTCGGGCCACCCTTCAATTTGTCGGCCAAGCGGCTCATAGCGGCCCACCCATTGCGTAAGTGAAATTCGTGGCCACCCACGACGGGCGGGCGCTTGTCGTTGACACGCGGACTCGCAGAGCAGCGGAGCGGCCTATTCCGCGCACACCGCGCCACCCGCGATAAATCTGAGATGCCGAACCCCACGTCCCGACGCCCCACTTGGACACACCCCAGGTTGCCGAGGTATTGGCCGAAGCGGAGGAAACACCCGAGGGGGCGCGAACCTGATAATCGACGTTGAGATCGAGAGCCGCGTTCGGGTTGCCGTTCGACTCAAACAACGGTTCGGCCAGCTTGAACGCCTTATTCGTGCCCTTCGATCCGAAGTCCGAAAACGCCTGCAAGCCATCTGCATTGATGGCCGCGCCGTTGTCGTTCGATCCGTCGTCGAACTTGTAGACCTTGCCGTCCGTGCCGCCGAAATAAGCGGCATCGTTCATCAGGCCCCAGCACACCGCATTAACCCCCGTGAACCGGCAGGGCTTCTGCGTGATCGTGTTGAACACGTACTGGTGGAACGTCGTAGCCGATTGCGGGATGTTGAAGATCAGCATCGTCCCGAGCGGATAAATGAACGGCTCCCAACCGTAGAGGCTGGCGTAGGATCGAACCGCGTCATTCACGGCCTTATTGATCTGTGCCGAAATGGCCACACGTTCGGCCTGCGCGCGGTCGGCAACCAAGATAGAGGACGCCGCAACAAAGCCATCCTGCGTCACCATGATCAGGTCCGCGCCCGCCTTGATCACGCAGCGACGGCCAAGCGGCTTGCCGATTCTGAACACACCGATCAGCGACCACGTTGACGCGCTGGAAGGATCGGTCCCGGAATAGACAATCGCCTCGCCTTCCGAGGTCAGGAAGATGGCAACATCGTCAGCGCCATTGCCGCCGTCACGCGACCACGTACCCATGGCCATGATGTAGCCGCCCAAGGTGGCGATACCGGCAAGGGAGAACGAATTGGGCGTGCCTGCAATCGAGTTAACCGCCAGATACCAAGCGGTCAGGCTGTTCTTCTCTCCGAACCACAAACGGCGTTGATGCAGATTGCACCAAATGAGGTTGGCGGCAGTCAGGTTGGCGGCAGAAATCGAAGGATTAGCCCACGAGGAACCGTCATAACTTATCGGAGCGTCTGCCCCGTTCACGGCGAAGAGGAATTGCCCGCCGCTGGTCCCTATCTGTGTCGATTGCCAACGGGCGTTTGACTTGCTGGTCTGCACCGCAGCGCCGACTGATCCGCTGTTCGTCGCATTGTAAATGCTTGTCCCGTTGGCTGCGAATAGCTTTCCGGTCCCGGTTGTCGGCGTATAGGGAAGCAGGCTTTCAACAGAGCCGGACATGCCCGTTGCGTAGGACGTATGGCCCTTGCGGACCGTCACCTTGTCCGTGCCGGGGAACCAGTTATCCAGGATGATCGCGCGTTTAATCGGCATGTCGGCCAATGCTTCGCGTGTGTCCCATCCTTCAACGGGAGGCGGCAGGCTCGCGGATTTGATCGCGGATTGCGCCATTACATATTATTGATGTTAGTGCCGCCGCTCGTGGACGGCGTGCCGGTGAAGTGTCGGCCAGAGCCGAAGATGTCGGCAGCGACCATGATCCCGGAATCCGGCTGATCGTTATGCAGGACGGTCTGGAAATAATCGTTGAACTGCATTTCAGCCGCGCCGGCAGGCAGCAATTCCGTCGTCAGGTAAACGAGGGTCCCGGCGAGGGTCAGCAATTCTTCATCCAGAACGCCGACATCGGTATCCGCTGCCCATGCACTCTGTCCCGTCCCACCCGAAGTGGCGCACCAGTTCTCCGACACGTACTCGAAGGCCAGCGAATGCCCGCCCGTCATGGTCGGAAGGATGTAGACGATCCCGCCGCGCAGCCGGTATTTCGGGTTGCCCGCGTAGGAATTGGCCTTGAGCATTTGCCATTCGACGGGCGTCTGCGCCTCGCTGATCAGTTGGTAACTGGTGCGGTCCCAAAACGTCTCAGGGATGAAGCGGTCGAAGTCGGCAGGCAGAATCCCTGTCTGCGCTTCCGTCGCGAGCGATGTGGCGGTCTTTTCCTTCTGCAAAATCTGCCACGCCACCTTTTTCATGAGCGACGTGCCGGACTTGTTTAAAGCCCGCAGGATCTTCTGAACATGGGGCTGCGGATTGGCGATAACCGACGTGGGCCGGTCTACGCCTACTTCGTCAGCAACTGCCTGGGCGATGGTCAAAAGGGTCATATCGGCTCAACGCCTGGAAAGGCAGATTGAAGAATGGCGACGACTTCGGAAGTCAGCAGGTCGGACAGATCGATCGCTTGGCTGGGCTGCGGCAACTCGAACGAGCGGAGCATTTCTTCAGCGCGGGCCTTGGCGATTTTGTAACCCTCGTGCGGCTCGCCCCGGTCGCCCTGGTTCGCCTCGATCTCATCGATGCGCTCCATGAAGTCCTTGTTCTTGATGCCCGTGAATTTCGAGAACACGTCGGTCACCGTGAGTTCGGGCAGGCCAAGCGCCTTGGCGACCTTGCGGGCCTCATCGATCCGCACAGGCTGGAGCCAGTGATAGAACTCCGACCAGAAGCGCAGATCGCGCATGTTGTTGGTCGTCTCGGCGCCGTCGATGAAAAACACGGGTGCGTATTGCAGCGGACCCTCAGTGGCGAGGACGAAGACCTCAGCGAGCCACGTATCGCCCCACCAATAGGGGAAA